GGATCGATCGTAAATCCAAGGCTGCGAAGCCACCGCTCCGCGCCAGGTTCATTCCGATCTAGGTCCGCATAGATATATTTTATTCCCATGGACTTCATTTCCTCCATGGCGCGCTTGGCAGCGCGGCCAATAGCAATTTTGTGCTTACGCGCTCGAGCCGTCGCGTCACAGAACCCGAACCACCGCCCATTTGAAAGGGCAAATCCGGCAATGCCCAGCAGTTCGCCATTCTCCTCGCCAACCCAAGCCAGAATTGTTGGCTTGTTGGTAAGACTGGAGAATGTTGCAATGTCTTCCGCTGTTGCTTTGCGAATGATCATCGTTTATCTGGGGCGTCCTTTTCATCCGTTTCGACAGATGGCACGGCAGCCAGAACCGTCATTGGCCGTGGTGCCTTGGCCCGCAAATGCACTCGGCTGTCGCTGTCAAGCGTTCCGGGGAATGACACGGCAACCTGATCGAATGTCTTGAATATCCGATCTGGATCAACTGTCGCGCCGTTGTCCGATACCCTCGGAAGAGCGTCCAGCGCGCCGGTATCGCGGCCGAAGTACAGGCCATTATTATGCGCGTTATAGAGTACAAAGCCGATTTCCCCGACACGCTTCATTTGCGTCAAGGCCGTACCCTTTTCGGCGGCAAACGCCATCTTGGTGGACTTCCAGTCTGCCGTGAACGGCAACCCGGCAACCGCGTGGTGGACGGGTCGGGTAACCGTCACCGTTCCGCCGGTAACGGTATATAGCGTTTGCACTCCGGCAACGTCAGGTGACAGATCAAGGCCAGCATCCGGGGTTTCTGGGTTTGTCACGGCGGCGCCGGTATCGCTGGCCCACACCACGACCTGTTCGCCGTTAAGGTGCGAAAAGCCAGTCAAAGCCGTTGCGCGGCCGGTGTCGGTATAGCTCGCCGCACAATCCGCAATCCATGACAGGCCGGTGTCGCCTTCGCTTTCCGTCTCGCTGGCCCACCGTTCAAGATAACGTTTTGTAGCGCCGCCGATCGTGCGGTTAACATGATAATATACCGCATCCTCAGATGTTCCAGGCAACACCATGGCCTTCTCGACGGTGCCATCCGTCTGCCAAAGCGACCAACACAACACCTCCTCTTGGGGTTCAAACGTGCAGATCGCGACCGTACCATCTGCCAGAACGCAATGAATGCGGGTGTCCGGCTGGCGTTGGACTGCAATCGATACAACACCTGGATTTAGCAAATCTGGAATCAATAGAGTCAGTTCTTGCGATTCATACTCGCCAAATGCTTGAGCGGCGTTAATCGCAAACATCCGGACGCCGGAGCGTTGTACAAAAATTGCCTGATTATCCAACTTGACAGCGCGGAGATTGGCGGAACCTTGCGTCGAGAAAGCCTTCGCGCTGTTATTGGACGGCGTTAGAGGCTCATCCAACGATGACGACCGAACCGCTATTTCCGCCCCGGCCATTCCCATGACCAGCCGCAACAACGAGACTAAATAGAATACCTTATCAACCGGGCCAGAGCCGAGTGTGCGGTAAAGCGGGCCTGCGTCACCGACCGTTTCGTCGTCGTGGCTTTCGTAGTTATCGGAAACAGACGCCCACAATGTCGCTCCGCCGGCATGGCAAAGCCTGCTTTCATGCAAGGCAACAGCACTCGGATAACGCTGCGCGGAAGACCACGCCCCTTCCTGCCACGAATCCGTGCTACCCGTATCAGAAAATCTACTTAGAATTTCTACATTGACATTTTGGTTGGTGTTGTACCCTGTAATTCGGGCAATACCATTAACCCCGCCATTTTTGTACGACATCGTGACCAAGGCGACGCCGGAAGTCCAGGCAATGAGCTTAACGCGATACCAGACACTGAGGTTGTTGTCCTTGTCATAGATTGTTCGGACGAACGTCCCCGTGTCCGTTTCATTCTTATTAAATGCCGGGGTAAATCCGGTGTCGAGAATATCTTTTGAGGCAGGGTGAAACCCGTAATCCGGCCCCTCAAACGACCGTTCGATCTGAAGGGTGCCTACATAAGTCCCTGATACCGATATTGATATAGTGCGTTCCGAATTTGATCCGGCTGTGCCAGTGTCCTTGATGCCTGTGACTTCAATCGCGTCTGTCGCGGCATTCAGCGCGCCAAGGGGCCACACACCGCTTTGGCCCGAATGGAACATACGCAGCAATGCACCGCCGTTCGTCGCATGATCCGCAGAAAAGAACGGGACATCGGATAGCGCCTGCGCATTCCCGTATTTAGCTGTAATCGAAAGTTTAGCGGATGATGACGCCGCTGGGAGAAACGGGCCATCATTCGGCTGTAGATAAACGAACGACCACGAGCGCCCGGTCCCTCTCCGCTCGATCTTGCCGGGCGGAATACCATAAGCATCGACAAACACCACGTCCGCTGATTGGTCGTAACGAACATCGTCAAGGCTTGTTGCTGGGATCGGCGTGGTGATTTCGACAGTCCCAGAATCCCCAATCGTTAGAGATTGGACAACGCGGTCAACAATATCATCGGTTTGCAGTGTAATGTGAAACGGCGCTTGTGGCGTAAAGGCAAGGTTATGGTGCCCAGTTCCAAGAATGGACTCGCTAATATAGTCGTCGTCACCTGACGTTGAGCCGACGCGCAGGGTTACGGGGCCGCGACCAACGTCAATATAAAGAGAGTGTTCCGTTCCTGTATCAGAAACAACAACGCGCTTTTGGTACCGCGCCAAGGCCCCTATTGATGTTGCATTCAGAGTGACGGTGCCGCTTTGCTTCTTTACTTGCTGCGCTGTCGCCGCGTCGAACATTTCAATTTCAGCGATATTTAGCTGATAGGACGGAGTTCCCGCGCCAGTGTCAACCTGAGTAACGAATAGCCGCCAATGCCTTCGGGCCTCGACGGTTCCGGTATCGGCGCCAGGCAAGGTATAACTGCGCTTTTCGCTCACTGCCCAGTCAATCTCGGCGGCGCGCTCATCCTCCAGTGTCCATTTGCCAGTATCGATGGCATAAGTTCCGGTGTCAAAATTCCCGGTAATTAGTCGCCAGTGCCGTGGGGCGTTATCAAGAGCACCGGCGTCATCGCGGGCTCTTACGGAATAAGATGTGACGGCCTTAGTGTTGGCCGCCCCAAAATCAACGTTCCACCAACTCGGCAACGCATTATTTCCGGCGCCGGTATCGGCCCAGAAGCTGTTTGTAATGTCGTCGTCCGCAGCCTTCCATGCTGATCGATTCTGTGCCCCAGAAACTATATCCTGAGACGATGCCGTGATTGTGACGCCATTGGTTGTGGCCGCCGTCATTTCTGGGATAATATCGGTCGCGGAAGTCGATAGCGCCCCGCCCGTCGAGGTGTTTGACCAGCCGGTATCTGCAAGCGTCACGGTTGTATCGACTAGCGGCCGGCCAAGCAGTGCGTCATCAATCCAGATACGCATTTTCTGGTTGGTCAATTCGACAAGCGCGACATCATCCGTTGCCGCAACAAACTCAATCCAGGCCGCCCCGGTATCGCTATACGAACTCCCCTTGTATTTTGTGCCAGGCCGGATTCGCATGGCCCCCTGTGTCTTGGGGAGCCAATTTGTCATTACCTCCGCAGAAAGTTTTGTCCTGTCAAGGTCAACGCGCGCGATCGCCTTTGGCGACACTAGTCCACGATTGAACGCGACAAGCGGGATATTAGCGCGCGACATCAGCCAGTGATATTCGTTCGGCTGCCACGATCGCGGCCGATCAGGGAACTACCGCGTGATGTCGTCCAGTTTCCTGGCGGGGCAAATTTTGGTTGCGCCTCGTTCATAACATCAATATTCAGCGCCTTTTTCTTAGCCTTGTCGCGCTTTGCTTCCATCTCGGCAGTCAACTTTGGCTCCTTGGTAATGGCCGTACAACCTCTAGCGGCAACCTCCAACTCGACATACCTGCGGAATGCCTGCGGCCACCTTGTGAGTTCGAGGCCAAGGCCCGTATCATTGGAAACATACCGTATGTAGATCGGGGACACGTCGGCAGACCAGAAATTGGCATCATCGTAATATTGCAACAGCGGGAATGAAAACCTGTCATCCGCTGAAACGCCAATGGTTCTGACCCAATCGGTCGGCTTTGCAAAGACTTCTGTATAACCAAAGGCCGGTTCTATTCCAGTATCTGCGGTTGCCTTGATAGTCTCCATGGCGAAGTTCCAGGAACCGGATGCCAGGCATTCGGCCACGGCTTCGTCATAGATACGATCCAGCACACGCCTTGCGTCCGCAGTCTCGATCGAGATTTTACCCATATTGCCCAATTCATTCAGAGCGGCATGGATGATATTGTTGCGGGAATTCGCGGAACTGAATGCCGGCCACGGCTCCTGGAATGTCTCGGTTTTAACGGCGATTTCGCGCGCCTCAGCGCGTTTCGCCTCAAGGGATTCCTTTAGTTTAACAAGGTATTCTTTCGACCCTTCCGCCGACAACATGGCATTGTCTGCAATGAATTCATTACAGATTTGGGTCGCCAACTCTAATTCAACAAGGCGAGAAAATGCCGGCGGCCATCGCGTATATTCATACCCGTGCCCCGTGTCGTTCGAGACATATCTAATCCACAATTGCCCGGTGTCGGCACCCCACCACCTTGCATCCTCATAGTAGTTAAGAGTTTGCGTCTTGAACGTGCTATCGCCTGCAATAGCCTGGGTACGAACCCAATCGGCAGGCTTCTGGAACATATGCGTATAGCCGTAGTCGGGGCCAGTATCAGCCTCCGCCGCGAGTGTTTCCATGGCGAAGTTCCATGGGGCCAGCGCGATACATTCCTTAACTACGCGGTCATACACCCGCCCTGCGGCTCTGCGGGCATCGTAATTGTTGACAGAAATCTTGCCCAGATCGCCAAGAGTGACTAGTGCGCCATGGATAATCCTGGCCTTTGAAATCGTATCGGTGAATGTCGGCCATGGCTCGCGGAACGTGTCACGTTCGAAAGCCA